TAAATTCTAGCAAACCTGTTACTACTTGTATTGATGGCATGGCATATTCAATGGCAGGTGTAATTGCTATGTGTGGTACTAAAAAGAAGATGGTAGATTACGGTACATTCATGATGCACAATGCACAGGGTGGAAGTAATGAAGAAGTGTTGAATCTTATCACTAATTCACTAGCAAAAATCTTTGAAAGATGCACTTCATTAACTATGGATAAGTGCAAACAGATGATGGCAGAAGAAACTTGGATGGATGCAGCCAAGTGTATGGAAATGGGTTTAATTGATGAAATAATAACTACCAATAACAGAAAACCAATGGGTGATACTGTGGTAGAACTTTATAATATCTACAATAAATTATTAAACAAAAAACAAATGATAAAAGTAACCAACCTTTTGAATTTGAGCAATGATGCTACAGAAGAAGCAATTGTTGAGTCAATTCAAGTTCTAGAAATTGCAAAAGCAGAAGCAGTAAGCGAAACTGAAACATTGAAATCAGAAATAGAGATTTTGAAAGAAAAATTGAAATCTTTTGAAGAAGCAGAACTAGCAAAAGCAGAAGCAGAGAAATTAGAAGTAATTGAAAATGCTATCAGCGAAAAGAAAATAGATGCTACAAAGAAAGATTATTTCATCAACTGCACAATGGGTGCTGCTGAATTGAAAGATATGTTTGGTGCTATCAAAATTGCTTACACACCTGTATTCAATGCAGAGAAAGTAGAAGCAGATAAGAACGATAGGTCAAGTTGGACATTCAGAACATGGGAAAAGAAAGATCCTGCCGGATTGAATGAGTTGATGAATTCTGCACCTGAAGCATACAACGAATTACTAAAAACTATTGGTAAGTAATGGAATCAATTTTTGCAGTTAATCCTGAAGTAACGGTTTTATTCGTTTTCGAAGATGGTAATGCTTTTATAAATGAAGCAGATGCTATTGGATATGCAAGACAATCCAAATCTGATTATAAAGTAGTTCACAAAGAAGAAAAAGAAGAAAAAGTAAAAACAAAAAAATCAAATAAATAATAAACAAAACAAATAAAAAATGGCTCTAATTAAAGAAATTTGGGTGCAAGACATCCAAGAAGCATTGAACAGAAATGCTGATTTTCTACCGTATTCTGTTGACCATAGTGCTTATATTGCATTTGGTGTAGTTCATGTTCCACAGTCAGGTGCAAATCCAACTGTAAATGTTAATCCAACTTCACTTCCTTTGGCTATTGCTCAAAGAACTGATACTGATTTAACTTACAACTTGAATCAATATGCTTTATCACCGGTGTTGATTACTAACATAGATGAATTGCAAAATTCTTACGATAAGCGTCAGAGTGTAATTGGTCAGCAAATGTCTACACTAACACAAACTGTTGGTGATTATACTGCTGTTTCTTGGTGTGCTTCAGGTGCTTCAAACATCATATTGACTACAGTTACTGCCGGTACTTCATTGCCACCATCAGGAACAGGTACTAGAAATGCAGTTGCTTTAGCTGACATTGCTAACTTGGCTAAAAAACTTGACAAAGACAATGTTCAAAGAACAGGAAGAAAACTTTTGATGCAGGCAGATATGTTTTGGGAATTGTTTACAATTTCTGAAGTAGTTCGTGCTTCTTACAATGGTTTCCAAGTAAATGCTCTAGCTACAGGTGTAGTTGCACAATTGTTTGGTTTTGACATCATGGTAAGACCAACTGTTGCTGTATTTACTAAAACAGGTACAACTGCAAAGGCAGTAGGTGCTGCTGCTGCTGCTGATGATAGATTGGCTTGTATTGCTTGGCATCCATCAACTGTAAGTCGTGCTTTGGGTGCAATGAATCCTATGTATGATGCAGGATCAAACGGAAACGGAAAACCTGAATATTTAGGTTCTGTTTTCAACATGGAAGTAATGTTAGGTTCTGCAATTTTGAGAACTGACATGAAAGGTGTTGCTGCTCTAGTTCAAACTTGGGTATCTTAATTAAATAATTAATTCAAATAAAAAACCTATCTGCTGTATGGTGGGTAGGTTTTTTTATAACAAATAAAAAATGGCACTACCAAATATACAATTTATAAAAAGTACATCCGGTTTAGGCAGACCGTTGACAGGTACTGATTATATTAGTGGATATATTCACTATTATAACGGAACATTGCCTAGTGGCTTTAGTGCTACAGATAGAATTAAAAAAATCTTTTCTTTAGATGATGCTGTTGCTTTAGGAATCACTAACACAGGATTAGGTGCAATTGCAAGTCAGGGAATTTTTGAAGTAACTGATGCAGGTACTGTAGGTGATACTGTTAAATATACTTGCAATACTATTGAAGGTGCAAAAGTTGGAACACCTGTTACTTTGGCTAGTTTTACTTTAACTGCTTCTGATGTAGTAAGTACATCAACTGCTGCAACTGCATTAGAAAATGCTATTAATTCAGGAACAAACATTCATGGTTTTACTGCACAGGCATCTGCTGAATTTGTATTAATAACTGCACCAAAAACTGAAGGTATATTTTTAAATAGTGGTACACCTTATGCAATAACTGTTACAGGTACATTTGATGGTACAATAACACAAAATGATACTTCAGGTACTGCTTCTTACATTGATATTGCTTACTATCATATTTCTGAATACTTTAGAATACAACCTAAAGGGCAATTGTATGTAGGGTTTTACGAAGAAGAAGCTACATATACTTTTACTGATATTACTACTATGCAAAATTTTGCCAATGGTGAAATAAAGCAGATGGGTGTTTATCAAAAAAACTATGTTTTTTATGAAGGTCAATGTACTGCACTACAGGCAATAGCTGATGCAAATGAAGCAGTTTACAAGCCATTGCAATTTGTTTTAAACGGTGAAATAAGTGATTACGGAAGTATTGCTAGTTTACCTGATTTAACTACTGTAAATGCACCAAATGTAAGTGTATGTATTGCACAAGATGGTTATGCTGCAGGGTATAAATTATGGAAGGCAACAGGATTTAGCATAGGTTCAGTAGGTACAATGTTAGGTGCTATTAGTTTTGGTGCTGTAAGTGATTCTATTGCTTGGATTCAGAAGTTTCCAATGAGCAATGGTGTTGAATATGATACTTTGGCTTTTGCTAATGGTCAATCTTACACAGCTATTTCTGATTCTCAATTAGAGAGTTTAAATAACTATGCTTACACATTTTTGTTGAAGCAAATAGGTATCACCGGATCGTATTGGTCAAATTCTTTGACTGCAATAACACCTACTAGTGATTATTCAACTATTGAGAATAACAGAGTTTACCAAAAAATAACTAGAGTTGTTCGTGCTGCTTTGTTGCCTAGTTTGAGTTCACCATTGAAAGTGAATGCAGATGGTACATTAACTGCTGCTACAATAGGTTATTTTGAAACATTGTGTCAGAATCCATTAACACAAATGGAAGCAGACAATGAACTATCAGCACATAAAGTAATTATTAATCCGAACCAAAATGTACTTGCTACAAGCACACTAGAAATAACATTGCAGAATGTTCCTTTAGGTGTTGCTAGAGTTATCAAAGTAAATGTAGGTTTTGTAAAATCAGTATAAAAACATGGCAACAAACATTATTCCGTTAATTAACGGTAAATCTTATGAGTATGCAGATATTACTTTATTGGTGCTAGGTGTTCCTATCATTGGTACTACTGCGATTGAGTATGGCGAAATGGCTAATACTGAAAACATCTATGCTACAGGAAGGTTTCCTGTATCTAGGGGTTATGGTCAGGTAACACCAACTGCTAAAATCACTTTGCTTATGGAAGAAGTGATGAACATAGTAGCTGCTGCACCAAATGGTAGATTATATGAGATTCCTGCTTTTGATATTATTGTAACTTACACAGATGCTTCATTGATTCCGGTAGTTCACAAAATCAGAAACTGTCAGTTTAAAAATAATACCATTGGATCTGCTTCAGGTGATACTTCTATTCCGGTTGATTTAGAGTTAGTACCTAGTCATATTGAGTGGAATTAATTTGTATATTTGAAGAAATTAAATATTTCTCAAAATGGCAAAATTAACCGAAAAAGAACTAACTGAATTAAAAGCAAAGTACGGAACTATCTACACATTGACAGTTCCTACAAATGATGAAGAAACAGAATTTGCAACTGTTTATTTGCGAAAAATGGATAGGGTATGCTATTCAACAGTTAGTAAGCTAGTTCAAAAGGATTCGTTACAGGGTTTAGAATCTTTGATTAAAACGCTTTATGTTGGTGGTGATGATGTTAGAATGATAACTGAAAACTTTGATGCTTTAAGAGCAGCAGAATCACCATGTTTAGATATTCTGATGGCAAAGCAAGGTGTTTTAAAAAAAAATTAAAGTTCTACAAAGATTATCTAGAAGCGGATGAGTTAGCACAGCAAAATGCACTTATCCGCTTTTATTTTAAAGTCAATCCGAACAAATTAAGTGATTCGGAATTTAGTAAAAGGTGGGAAGAACTGATGTTTGTATTAAAGTTTAACGGAACAGTACAGGATAAAAATGGCAAATAATAGAGTTGACTACATAATTAATTTAAAGGATTTCTTTACCAAAGGAATCAAAAGTGCTACTGCTGAAACTGATAAATTAAATAAGTCGGTAGGTGCTTTAAAAGGAATGATTGCAGGTATTGGTATTGCTGCATTAGGTAAAGAGATATTAGATGTTGGTAGTCAGTTTGAATCTGCTGAACTAGGATTAAAAACATTATTAGGTAGTGCAGAAGAAGCAACAAAAGTATTTAATCAACTAAAAAAAGATTCTGAAAGTAGTCCATTTGGATTTGAAACATTATTACTAGGTAATAAAGCATTAATTAGTGCAGGTGTTTCAGCACAAGATGCAAGAAAAGATTTTGAAAGTTTAGCTAATGCAATAGCAGCAACAGGTGGTGGTAATGATGAATTGCAGCGAATGGTTGTTAATTTGCAATCTATTAAAAATGTCGGCAAGGCAAATGCTATGGACATTAAGCAATTTGCATTTGCAGGTGTTAACATCTATTCGGTTTTATCTTCTTATTCTAAAAAATATGGTGTTACATTAGATGAACAAAATATAACCTATGAACAATTAACTGCTGCTTTAAAAAATGCAGCTTCTGAAGGTGGAATTTATTTTAATGGTTTATCAAATCTAGCCAATAGTACATCAGGTAGATTAAGTAATTTGGGAGATTCTTTTAAAAATACATTGTATGAAGTTTTTAAATTATTACAACCTGTTATTGATGCTGTTGTAAAAGGATTAACAGGAATGTTTAATATAATAATATCTATTGTTAATTTTATTAAAGAAAACAAAACAGTATTTGAAGTTATTGCAAGTGTAGTATTAGGAATTGCAACAGCAATGGCAGTTGTGAAAGCACAAATTATATTAACAACAATAGCACAATGGGCATTGAATACATCAGTATCAGTATTTGATGCTTTAAGTGGAAATTGGGTAGCTTTGGCAGCAGGTGCAACAGCATTGGCAGCAGGTTTATGGATGGCAAAAAATGCACAGGATGGTTTGAATGCTTCTATGAGTGGTGGTATTTCAAGTGCAGTTAATCCAATGGGACAACCTGCAACAGCTACACCTAGTACAACAGCATCAACAAAGAAAACAGGCACATCATTGTCAGCAGTAGAAACTAGACAACCACAAAACTTCTACATTGATATTGGTAATTTGATTGAACAATTAAGTGTAAATACAACCAACTTGCGTGAGAGTGCTACTGCAATAAAAGCAGAAGTAACAAAAGCAATGATTGGTGCAGTAAATGATTTTCAACTAATGGCAGTAAAATAATGGCTATAAATTTCACTATTCCAAATACTAAATTAAGCAAAAAGGCACAAGAAATAATAGGTAAGGGTTTTGGTTTACCTATTGCTACTTCTTTGATTCCTAGCATACCTAATTATTCAGT